CCCCACCATTACCCGAAATTCTTTTTGCTTTATATATCTATCACATTTTTCTTGATTTATAACTAGCAATATGAATTTTCGTAGAGGGGTGCGAGCAGGTCAACAAGTACAGAATCGTAAAGCCTTTTCTGTGCTTCCAAATGATGTTATAGAACCAGTCATTATTTGGCCTGATGTCCCATTGCGTTTATCTGCCTATCTTCGCGGTTTTCTTTTTGGCGTTGAAAGGACCTCAAAGACACCGCAAAGTCTGATGCAAAAATCTCTTGCATGGGCAAATAAATTTGAAAAACATCTTGGCGAGTATCAGCATCCAGATCGGTTTTACACATTGGCCACAGATGTTATCACGCAAATCTTGCTACCTGATGAGCGTGAGATGCAAGTTGTTGATGTGTATGGTAACCCTGCTGCTATGGCTGACATAGCGGTTGTTAATGCTGCGGCTAATGATATGGTAGATATTCGCAATACCTCCTATTGGAGTTATGCGTTATCTATCATACCTGCCACTGCAGCGGCTGTTATGCATGTATATGATGTTGATCCAATTACTAATATTGGAATAACATCATGCATTACAGCCCTGGTGTTACCATTTATGGGTGCTAAGAAATTTACTGCTCGCAAAGTCTAGGTTTGCCCGCACAGGACCACTGCTGTTTGCGCCTATCCCAAGAAACTTGAGGAGTTGGCTGCATGGCACGGTGGTATTTCACCGCCACCTGTGTGGGCTTGTAGTAGCAAACGCAGGCTTGTTAGGATAGTTCCGCCTGTCCCTGGACTCTGGACTTGTTTTGTTCATTCTAATTGTTCTTGTAATGAAATTGTGTCTGCCACTAATCGTGTATTAGGCACTATTCCATTACCTAGTGATTATGGACTCAAACTTCTCAATAAACAATGCTCACGACTTTCATCACGTTATGGGCATTTGCAACCTTGGACATTAGAAAAAGTCCTTGAATCTTTTAAAGGTGCGAGGAAGCAGCGTTATCAGGTAGCCTATAATGATTTAAACTTAAAACCATTATGTCATGATGACGCTCGTATTAAGTCTTTTGTCAAAGCTGAGAAGATGAATCCTTTTGATAAAAACAACCCAGATCCACGTATGATACAGGCTAGAAATCCACGTTATAATCTTGTTATTGCGAAGTATCTTAGACCTGTTGAACATATTATTTATAATTTACAACATCGTGGCCGTCGTTGTGTTGCCAAGGGTTTAAATCAATTTGATCGCGCCAAACTTATTATTGACAAATTTTCCGACTTTATTGATCCAGTTTGTTTTTCACTTGATTGTTCTCGTTGGGATAAGCATGTTAGTGCTGATGTTTTGAAAATTGAACATCGTTTTTATCGTCGTTTAATTCCAAATCATCCTGAATTTGACATGCTTCTTGACTTACAAATTAATAACAAGTGTAGGACAACAACTGGTATTAAATACACCACCTATGGTGGTCGTATGTCGGGTGATATCAATACTGCTCTTGGCAATTGTCTTTTGATGGTCCTTATGGTGCATGCATCTATGACTGCACTTGGACTTTCAGATTATGATTTTATCGACGATGGCGACGATTGTTTAGTTTTTGTTGAACGTAAATATTTTGATATAATCCAAAATTATCTGCCCAAAATCTATTTATCATTTGGGCAGGAGTTAAAAATTGAAAATGTAGCATTTAGCTGGTCTGACATTGTCTTTTGTCAATCACGCATTGCTTATGGCGCCAGAGGTTATATTATGGTGCGCGACTGGAGGAAGGTGCTCTCCCAGAGTTGCTCTGGAACTAAGCATTGGCTTATACCCACCTTGATTCGCCCTTTGATGCGGCTTATCGGTGAGTGTGAACTTGCTTTAAATATGGGGGTTCCTATCCTCCAATCATATTCTCTGGCACTTATTCGCAATGGTGGACATAAACGTGCAAAGCTTGGGAATCTAGATTCCGGTCTTTTGTATCGAGTTTCACTTGAGGGTAACCCAGATGAAATTCTAGGTAAAGCCAAACCTTGCACGATTACCCCATATGCGCGTAATTTGTTTGATGTGGTTTTTAGGGTTCCAATTTGGCAGCAATTGGCCATTGAGTCAATTCTTGACAAATGGACCCTAGATGACGTCAAACATGTTGACCTGCCTATGGAGTGGGACTCTAGTTGGAACGATTATCGGAGCTTATTAGTGCACAACCCTGAAATCTTTTAGCTACGCCGAGTCTTGTTGGCCTGGGAAACCAACATAAAACGGT